AGGACTCAAGTGCCATTGCCGACGAGACCGACATCAAGACCGGCTATCGCGCCAAAGTCGGAAGTTCGCTGGATCTCGGGGGAGGGAAGTACGCAGGCGCATTGAACCCTGACGGAACATGGGCAGACGCACGATGAAAGGCTACAAGGACAGCACCCGCACACAGTACAGCAAGGGTGGCCCCGCAGGCGGTCCAAAGGGAGCCGCCAAGATCAGCAAGGTGATGAGCGAGTTCAAGTCCGGGGAACTGCACAGCGGTTCGCGTAACGGCCCTCCGGTCACGTCGCGCAAGCAGGCCGTCGCCATCGCGCTGAGCGAGGCGCGGCGGGGCAAGAAGGGCTGACGAGCGAATCGGCGGAAAGCGGCGCGCGGTTGTAAGCATCGGCACCGTCTGATATACCGCTGAGCCAGACAGAGACGCGAGCCCTCGCCGGCACGCTGCTGCAAAGCAAAGAGGCGAGGGTATGGGCTTTTCAGGAACAGTCTCGCAGACCACGTTCAGCACCCGCGCGCTGATCGACCGCGCTTTCGGTCGCTGCCGCATCAAACCCGAGCTCATCAGCGCCGAGTACATCGACGTTGCGAAGGATAACCTCTACCTGCTGCTGTCCGACCTCGCGAACCAGGGCGCGCCGCTCTGGTGCATCGAGAAGCAGATTTATCCGCTCTACGCCGGGGTCGGCAACATCACGATGGACCTCGGCACCGTTGACATCATGAACAGCAACCTGCGCTGGTTGCAGGAAGTCACGGGAACCAACACGGACGCGGCCACCTACCGGATCATCGACTTCACCAGCGACACTGCAGTGTCCACCGTCGGCATCCTGTGGAGCGCGGCAGCGGTTCCGCTGGCTTTCGCCCGCTCCGATGACGGAGTGGTGTGGGACACCATCCAGACCGAGACGCCGAGTGCGTCGGCCGGCGAGCGCACATGGTACGACATGGAAAGTGTCGTCGCGGCGCGCTATTTCCGCGTCCTTGCCACGTCGGGGACGCTCGGCTTCGACGAGATATACACGGGCAATACCCCGAGCGAGATACCCCTCGGGCGGCTTAACCGCGACGACTACACCTATCTCCCCAACAAGGTGTTCCAGTCCAACCGCCCGCTGCAATACTGGTTCGACAGGCAGATCACGCAGCCGATCATGCGGCTGTGGCCGATCCCGAACGTGGCGGCAGAAGCATCGCAGATCATCGTCTGGCGGCAGCGTTACATCATGGACGTCGGGACCCTCGTGCAGGAGATCGAGGTGCCGCAGCGCTGGTATCAGGCCATCGTGTCGATGCTGGCTCTGCGCCTCGCCTACGAGGTTGCCGAAGTCGATCCGAACCTCATCCTTCCGCTGAAGAACCTCGCCGACGAGGATCTGTTCAAGGCACAGGCCGAGGAGCGCGACAATTCACCGTTCAACGTCGTGCCGCAGTACGGCGTGTACACGAGGTAGCTGTGGCAGTCTGGCTCAACACCCGAGGCAAGAACTCGCTGGCCATCGCCGTGTGCGGTCGGTGCAATCGGAAGTTCCCGATTGGCGAGCTCCAGCCCGACCCCAACGTGCCCGCGCTCATGGTCTGCAAGAAGGATCGCGACAACTTCGACCCGTACCGTCTGCCTGCGAGGCAGACCGAGAACATCACCCTTCGCTTTCCGCGTCCTGATGTACCTATCAACACCGATCCGGCCGGCGCCATCAGCGAGGACGGGGATTACTTCCTCATAACCGAGGACGGAGATGACTATCTTGAGTTCTGATCCCGAGGCTGCTTGCCCTCGGGGCGCAGCGGTGGCCGGGGTTTTCGCACCCTTTCCCCCGGCCGCTGCTGCGCGCTCGGCAGGATATAGCGCATGACCGACGTCCCCAGCAACCTGATCCCGTCGCGCCTGACGTCCATGCCCATTTACGGGGGCACCGATACCGACGGTTCGATCTACTACGTCCTCTCCGGTGTGAGCTACCAGGCGCAGCTCTCAACGCTGCTGGCAGAACTGGCGGGCGGCACCGTCACATCGGTCAATGCTTCAGGCGGCACCACCGGCCTCAGCTTCTCGGGCGGCCCTGTCACGACGACCGGAACGCTGACACTGGCAGGAACGCTGGCTGTCGCCAACGGCGGCACCGGTATCACCTCTTTCGGTTCCGGCGTCGCGACGTGGCTCGGCGCGCCGACCAGCGCCAATCTGCTCGCGGCAGTCAGCGACGCCACCGGCACCGGATCGCTCGTCTTCGCCAACTCGCCGACACTCTCGACGCCAAACCTCGGAACGCCGAGTGCGATAACCCTGACCAACGGCACCGGATTGCCGCTGTCCACTGGCGTGACCGGAGACCTGCCGGTCGGCAGGCTCAACAACGGTCTTAACGCATCGGCGGCAACGTACTGGCGCGGCGACGGCACTTGGGCCGCGCCTGCGGGGTCCGGCACCGTCACCTCGGTAGACGTCTCTGGTGGATCGACCGGCCTGACGTTCTCGGGCGGTCCGATCACCGCCTCTGGCACCATTACGATGGCCGGAACGCTCGGCGCGTCCTACGGCGGCACCGGCATTACGTCGCTCAGCAACGGCATTCCCGCGTTCCTTGGTTCTGCCACCAGCGCCAATCTGCGCGCGGCCATCACCGACGAGACAGGAACCGGCTCACTCGTCTTCGCAACGTCGCCGACCCTCGTCACGCCCACACTCGGTACGCCGGCGTCCGGGACGTTGACCAACTGCACCGGTCTGCCCCTGTCGACGGGCGTGACAGGCAACCTGCCCGTCAGCAATCTCAACGGCGGCACGGGCGCGTCGTCCTCGACTTTCTGGCGCGGCGACGGCACGTGGGGCGCGCCGTCGGCGGGGTGGACGCAGATCGCCACGACAACGACGACCGGCGCAGGCCCGTGGGACTTCACGTCGATACCGGACACCTACGAGGAGCTATACATCTATATCGGCGCGACGCCGAGCACGTCGCTGGCTGTCAGTGTCAAGGTCAGCACCGACAACGGCAGCAACTACAGCGCCGGTGGCTTGTCGCTAGGATCGGTTGGTAGCGCGTTCAAGGGCGGTGCCTATATCTTTGGGTACAACAACGATGTGTCGACCGTCTTGGGCGGGGCCACCACGACAGCATCGCCTGCCGCCACGACATCAAGCGCGACGACTTTCATCAACACTGGCGGCGTGAACGCGCTGCGTGTGAGCCTGACAACCGGAACGCTGACATCCGTCACCGAAATAACGCTCTGCGGGAGGTAGTTATGGCCGTTATAGTCGATTGCGGCACTGGTCAGGAGACGGTTGAACCTGGCCCTGTTCTTTCCGTTGCCGAGCGCAAGCTGGAAATGGTCGAGAGCATCAAGAGCATCCGCGACGCCCGCATTGCCAGTGGCGCGACGGTGCAGGGTATCGGCGTGTTCGACTCTGACGACGCAGCGCGGCTTAACATCACTGGTGCAGTCGTGATGGCGCAGGTTGCCATCGCGGCAAACCAGCCGTTCTCGATGTCGTGGAAACTGGCCAACAACACCCTCGTCACGCTCAACGCGCAGCAGATGATCGCGGTCGGCCTTGCTGCCGGAACTCATGTCGCGGCCTGCCATGCGCGGGCGCAGGCGCTCGGCGTCGCGGTGCAGGGAGCGGCCTCGCACGACGATCTTGACGCCGTTGACCTCAGCTCCGGCTGGCCGTCCTGAGGGGTAAAGATGCATGCCAAGTGAGCCTGTCTCCCACGAAATGATACTCCTCAAGCTCGGCGAATTGCAGGGCGAGAGCAAGGAGCGCACGGCGCAGATGAGCGAGATGCGCGGGGCAATCGTCGAGATAAAGGACCGCCTGACGAACGGGGAAGTCCGTTTCGCCGGCTTCGACAGGCACGTTCTCGACACGCAGCGGGTGCTCGGCGAGATCAAGCAGACAATCGAGAAGGCAATGGAACACGGCAACCTGCGCCACGAGGTGCAGGACGCGCGCATCAAGCTCCTTGAGCACGCGGAGACGATCAGGAAGGCCGAACTTGGCTTCTTGAAGCGCATCACCGAAAGCAAGCCGTTTATCTGGCTGCTTGGCGTACTCGGTGCAGTCGGCGCGTGGCTGCTTGGCGCCAGCCATGGGGGTGGGTCGTGAAACTCATCGCGCACTGGCAGCACATGTGGTTCCGCCGCGTCTCGACCTGGCTGGCCATGCTGAACGGCATATTCGTCGGTTACGTGTTCAGTCAGCCTGTGCTTGTCGTGGGCCTGATCGGCTTCGCGCCGGGCGAACTGACGATACCGCTCGCTGTCGGCGCCGGATTCTTCGCCTTCGTACTTCCGGTAATCGTCGCACACATCGCGCAGCCGAAGCTGCATGCGAAGATCGAGGAGAAGCTGAATGCCGATCAGTCCGAGTGAAGCCCTGAAGCGGATGGGCAAGCCGAGCGGCAAGCAGGCTCTCGTCGGGACGATCGGCGCGAGTGCGGCGGCTTTGCTGCTCGCTACCGTCTCTCAGTGGGAAGGCAAGCGCAACGAGCCTTATGCCGATCTGGTGGGCAAGATGACGGTCTGCTTCGGTGAGACAAACGTGCCGATGCGCCGGTACTCCGATACCGAGTGCGAGGACATGCTGGGCGGTAGCCTGACGACCTACGCCAAGGCGGTGCTGGGACGAAATCCCGAACTCGCCGGCCATCCCAACCAGCTCGCCGCGGCGATCAGCCTGACCTACAACATCGGCGTCTCGGCCTACTGGCGCTCGACCGTGGCGCGGCGGTTCTCTGCCGGCGACTGGCGCGGTGCCTGCGATGCATTCCTCTCATGGTCCTACGCCGGCGGCCGTCGCGTCTCCGGCCTGCTCAACCGGCGCAAGGCCGAGCGCGCGATCTGCTTGCGGGGGCTGGCGTGATCTTCGCCGCCCTCACCTTCGCCCGCGCGCACTGGCGCTGGTTCGCCTGCGGCCTCGCGCTGCTCGCCGTCGCGTGGCTCTGGCACAGCCGCTCGGAGTGGCGCCAGACGGCCCGGCAGTGGCAATCGACGGCGCAGGCGTGGCAGACTGCCTTCGGGGCGCAAAAGAGCGCCTACGAGGCCGCGCAGGCGGCTGCTCGGGCCAAGCTCGATGCGCAGCGCAAGGTTCTCAAGAACGACTACGACACCATCGCCGAAAGGGCCGACAATGCTGAACGCAAAGTCAATTCGCTGGTTGCTGCTTCCGAGCGCTATGCTCGCGCTAACCGCGTGCGATCACAAGCCGTTGCAGGTAACGGCGGCCGATCCACTGCCGCCGGTCAAGGTGACGGTGCCTCGGGCGATAACGGACCCGGTGAAGATGCCGTCGTGGTTCCGGCAGCCGACTTCCGAATCCTCGTCGAGAACACCGGCCGATTGATCAAGGCGCACGACTGGTACGAGGACTTGCGGGCCAAGGGGCTTGCTGAAGCGACGCCTGAACCTGTTGCGGAGCCTGCGCCATGAGCATGACATTCACTTCGCTGAAGGAAGACGTGAAGCGCTATCTTGAGCGTGGCACGACCGCGACCCAAGACCCCGCCTTCATCGCGCAGCTTCCGAGTCTGATCAACTTCGCCGAGCGCCGCATCGCGCAGGAACTCAAGATAGAGGGGTTCATCAACGTCGTGACCGGCACGTTCACGGTGAGCGAGCCGGTTCTCGCCAAGCCGGATCGCTGGCGCGATACCGTGTCGTGGGCCGTCGGCACAGGCACGGGCTACAACACCCGGCAGATGCTCTACACCCGTGCCTACGAGTACCTTGGTTCCTACTGGCCTGACCGCACGGCGACCGACACGCCTGCCTTCTACGCGGACTACGACGCGACGCACTGGCTCGTCGCGCCGACACCGGATGCGCCGTACCCCTTCGAGATCCTGTACTACGAGCTGCCGCAACTGCTCAGCGACAGCGTGGAGACCAACTGGATAACCGAGTATGCGCCGCAGCTTCTGCTTTACGCGACGCTGCTCGAAGCGGCCACGTTCCTCAAGAACGACGAGCGCGTGCCGACGTGGCAGGCGCTGTACGACCGCTCGGCGGCCACTCTCAACGGCGAGGACATCGCCAAGATTCTGGACCGCTCGGCGGTCCGCAAGGAGGCATAGATGAGCTTCGTCAACGTCTTCGGCGGGACGGTTATCTATCCGTCCGACGTCAGTCTCGTAGCCTACGAACTCGACGCCGACATCACCCTGAGCTGGCCTCTCGACGCGCAAAGCGGCCCGGACGTGGCTGCGCGCATTATCGACCTGTCCACTACCGGATCGGGTTTCAGTGTGACGCTGCCGCCGGCCGACGAGACCGGCGTCGGCCAGACCATCCTGTTCAACAATCTCGGGCCCGATGATGTCGATGTTCTCGACAACGCGGGTGGCGCGGTTCTGTCCATGGCGGCGGGCGAGCAGTGGCAGATATACCTGACCGACGTATCGACAGCGGCAGGATCGTGGCGCACGTTCCGCTATGGTGCGGCAACGGCGCAGGCCCAGCCGTCGGCGCTGGCGGGCGAAGGGCTGGTCGCCATAGGTTCGTATCTCGCACAGGCCATCGAGACCTCGACGATCAGTTCCACGCCGTATTCGCTGACGCTCACAGATCGCGCGGCGTTCTACGTCTGGACCGGTGCGCTCGGGACGATCAACCTCATTGCTGCGGCAACCGCGGGCAACAACTGGTTCGTCAACATCCGCAACGGCGGCACGGGCGACCTGACTATCGAGCCGTCCGGGTCAGAGACGATCAACGACCAGACCAACATCACGTTGCAGCCCGGCGACAGCGCAGTCGTCGCCACCAACGGCGTCGAGTGGTGGACCATCGGCCTCGGCAAGCAGGCGATCTTCGCGTTCGACTACACCATGATCGACGTCGACGGGCTCAGCGGCACCTACACGCTGAGCGGGTCGGAACTGAACCGTATCGCCTACAAATTCACGGGTGCGCTGGCCAACGACCTGACCATAGTCATGCCTGCGACGGTCCAGCAGTATTGGGTCAACAACGCCACGACCGGCGGCTATGTCTTCGACATGCAGGCCGATGGCGGCTCGTCGACTACCGCCATCACCGAGGGCACGCGCGGCATTTACTACTGCGATGGCTCGGAAATCATCAAGGCCGACACAACGTCAGGCGTGCCGCTGCCTCTCGCCGTCGTCGACGGCGGCACTGGGTCGACGTCAGCCGCAGGCGCCCGAACCAACCTGTCGGCGGCCAAGAGCGGTGCCAACAGCGACATCACGTCGCTCACCGGCTTGACCACGCCGCTCAGCGTCGCGCAGGGCGGCACCAACGCCACGACTGCTGCTGCCGCCAGGACCAGTCTGAGCGCGGCGCAGAGCGGCGCCAACACCGACCTGACGTCCATCACCGCGCTCGGCGCCGGATCGGCGGCTTCACCTTCGGTCGGGCGCAACAGCGATGGCCTCTACTTCCCGTCCGACAATGTGCTTGCCCTCGGTGCGGGCGGTTCGCTCGTCTTCCAGGTCGGGTCCGCCTCTGGCTCCGTCGTCATCCTCGGGAAGGCTTCAAGCGGAGGAACGTCATCTATCGCGATTGGCGATGTTTCCGATGGTGGCGGCCCGGAGTGCATCGCTGTAGGAGCCGGAGCAAACGCAGGTGGTGATGGCGGCGGCACCGGACGGAATGTCTGCGTAGGCACAAGCGCTGCCCTGACGTCCGGAGCCAACCAGTCAACCGCCATTGGCTACTCGGCCAGTGTTTCCGGGTCTTCTACCAACTCGACCTCGGTAGGCGCACAGGCGTCGACCACGACGTCCGACACCATCACTCTCGGCAACAGCTCGATCACGACGCTGCGGTGCCAGGTTACGTCGATAACCGCCATCTCGGATGAGCGCGACAAGACCGACATCCGCGTGCTGCCCGCAAGCATGGACCTTGAGTTCATCAACGCGCTGCGCCCTGTTTCGTTCACATGGAACATGCGCGACGGCGGCAAGGTCGGCGTACCTGACATCGGCTTCATCGCGCAGGAACTGCAAGCCGTGCAGCAGACGCTCGGTGTCGAGGTGCCGAACCTTGTGTTCGAAGCCGATCCCGACCGGCTGGAAGCGGCTTACGGTACGCTGATCCCGATCCTTGTCCGCGCGGTCCAGCAGCTTTCCGACATGCTGGACTGCGAGAAGGCCGAGCGCATGAAACTGGAAGGACGCATCGACGCGCTGGAGAACTATGTCTTCTGACGTCAATCTTCCTCCGCTCAAGATAGCGTCGCTTCCGGGCGTGAAGCGCGATGGCACGCGCTTTGAGGGCGACTACCACGTCGACGCGCTGTGGGCACGCTGGCAGCGCGGGTTGCCGCGCAAGATCGGCGGCTTCCGCTCCATCAACCGCTACATGCAAGGCATCGTGCGGACGATGCACGGCTACACCCGCGATACTCTGACCTATGTTCACGCGGCGTCGGCCAACCTCATCGAGCGCTTTACCGTAACCGGCGCCGGGGTGTGCTCGGTCATCACCGACCGCACGCCGTCGACGTTGACGGACAGCGACCTCAACATGTGGCAGTTCGACAATATCGCCGACTCCAGCAACGGGACCAACCTTCTCGTCGCGCAGGTCGCGCCCAATCTCGAATGCATCTGCAACTCGTATGGTGGCCAGTTCTTCACCGGCGACCTGCTCGGGACCAGCGCGCTGGTGGAAGTGACCGGCATGGCGTTGCCGTCGAACTTCAGCGCAACCGGTGGCGTCGTCGTGCTCCACCCCTACACCTTCGTCTTCGGCAACGACGGCTACGTCGCGTGGTCGGTGCCGGGCGATCCGACCGACTTTACCGGTTCCGGCGCTGGCAATGCCTATGTGGCCGGGCAGAAAATCGTTCGCGGGCTACCGTTGCGCGGCGGTCCGGGCAACAGTCCGTCGGGCTTGCTGTGGTCGGCTGACGAGCTCATTCGCGTGAGCTACATCGGCGGCACGCCGGTATTCCAGTTCGACACCATCGCCGGGCAGATGTCGATCCTCGGGCCGCAGACGGTGATCGAGTACGACGGCATCTTCTACTGGATCGGCACCGATCGCTTCCTGATGTTCAATGGCGTCGTGCGGGAAATT